CATCGGCAAGGATATATTTTTTGTTTTTCAACAATTCCTCGATTGCAATCTTTTGGTGTTCAAGGGGGGGGCGGTGAGAATATTTGGCGTAATCTACTTCAACAATTTCAACTTTATTGTCTTTGATGATGGCTGCTTTTGGCACCCACATATCTGTTAGCTCATCGTTTTCAAAAAATTTCCCCCAGACATGATAGGCTTTATCTTTCTCGGCTAAAAGTTTTTCAATCCACATTTTTTCTGGAATGTTGATGAGCAATCTTTCGTCAGCAAGTTTGTTAGCAAAGTAGGTGTCCAATACCACCCACTTTTTGGCTATCATAGGAAGCTTGTCTTTATTTGTTAAAATATATTCGGCTTGACTTCTGGTGGGGAAGAATTTTTTGTTTTGATGAAACTTCTTTTGTAGCCCCAAAATATAATTGTTTGCTCCTTCATAGTTTTCCAACTCCAAAAGAGCTTTTGATTCAATAGGTAATTCCGGACTCATCATTTTACTTCAACGTATTTTCTTGAGCTCCAATATTCTTCCCCCCCGTAATCCACCAAAATTTCTTCCCCTTTTTTTATGTCTTTTGTGGCAATAAAATCGATGGTGTAATCTTCAATGTTATTTGTAAAATAACCAGAAGGATTTGATGAGTGGTTGTATAAAGACCCATAACCTAAGGCCAGAACATAATATATTCTTTTCCCGTCTTGTTCCCACCAAAATCGATAGTCAGCCAAAAGGGCATCTTTTTCTTGGATGTCTAGTTTAAGTATTGGAGCTTTTTCTATTATTTCCCCACTTGTTATATCCTGAGCGGCAAAAACACCAAGCCCATGAATTGAACTTGGTTGCACAAAAACTTTAGGTGGGTTTTTATCAAACATACTTTGCATCAAATATATCGGTAAAGAAAGTATTTATCAATATAAATGTTATGGCAGAGAAGTTAGTTCCAATTACAAGATTAGGTAAATTCTTTGGTGGGGAAGATTATTCCCTTGATATTTCCATGGGCCAAGAATGGCTAGAGGGTGACATGAATTTCACGGTTGTACTTTACAGAATTGATAGATATAAAACTCGAATTGACGATGTATATGGAGAATCCCCAGAAGGTGGTATCCAGTTCTTGGCTCCTGTCGAAATCAAAGGGTATGTTCAAATTCTTGCGCCTGTCGGCCAAAAAATTGGCACTTCTCGTATTGAACAAAATGAACCAGGTAATATGCGTTTTTCAATTTACCAATCTTATCTTGATGAGTTGAATGTTGACATTGCTTATGGCGATTACCTAGGATATTACGAGTCCGAGGGCAAAGTAAGATATTACACCGTATCGGATGATGGTCGTGTGGTTTCTGATAATAAACACACTTATGGTGGGTATAAACCGTTCTATCGTACAGTCATTGCTGTACCTACCTCACAAAACGAATTCTTTGGAACCTAATGGCACTACCTAAAGTCCCTATATTCAAACAACAGGTGAAACCAGATATTAATTTGGTTCCACCTAAAATTCTTTCAGCTCGGAGAGAACAACTTCTTCAATTTATCAATGAAGACGGAACCTATCTACCTCAGAGTGTTTTGCATGCCGATTTAGATGGAGGAATGTTAGATTTTGTTCAAACTTCCTTAAAAACTACTGTATCCGGAAAAGACATAAGCGTTGTTGATAAAATAATCACCAATCAACGTTGGTCTCAGTTCACTGAAACATGGAACTTTGTTGACCAAGATTTTAACGTACAACTTCCATTTATTACTGTTGTTCGCCAACCTGAGGTTAAGTATGGTTCGAATCCTTCGCTACAATATACAATTCCAGTTCGAAAGCAATTTTATTACGCAAAAGTTCCGACTTGGAATGGAAATCAAAAAGGATATGACATTTATACAATTCCTCAACCGGTTCCAGTTGATATTAACTTTAGCGTCAAAATTATCTGTAATAGAATGAGGGAACTTAACACATTCAATAAAAATGTGTTACAAACTTTTTCATCTCGACAGGCGTATACTTTTATCAAGGGGCAGTATGTTCCGATTATTATGAATAACATTTCAGACGAGTCGGTGATTGATATAGATAAAAGAAATTATTATATCCAAAGTTATGATTTTACAATGCTCGGATATTTGATTGATGAAGAAGAATTTGAGGTTAAACCAGCAATCTCACGGGTGGTTCAATTATTTGAAGTGGATACTCAAGTACCTAAAGGGAAACGAGCAGAAATAACTCCATCTAATCCTGATGAATTTGTTTATAATTTATTTTACACCTCTGGAAACACTTCAATTATTGACGATAAGGTTGATTACAGAATTAATTTAACATTAGTTGGAACCTTAAACGTAACTTCTTATGAAGTTTATATTAACAACGATTTTTACGGAGAAAATGTTGATTTTGTTCAACTCAATACCGGTGACCTTTTACGAGTAGATATTACAAAAGAATCTTCAGGGGAAGCAAACATAGAGTTCCAAGCAAAGCTGGTATAATTATTCTCCGTAGATATCTTTTTTCTTTTTACAGTTTTCCAGAATTAACTTTTCTAGGTATTTGTAAATCTTTAATCCATTGTCTTCACAGTAGGTTTTTAACACCTGGTGTGTTGATTCAGATATTTTTAGATTCTTAATCTTCTTAGGGGTATTTTTCATAGAGGTAGAAAAAAGGCAGAAAAAAAACATACTGCTTAATAATACATACTTAAAAGTCAAGTTTTTTGTGTTTAATTCAAATATTTATCATTAAAATAAAACCGAATAAGAAAAATTAAAAAATGTTTTTTCAAGTAACATCTCAAGCAAACCAAAAAGTTTTTGTGTCCCCAGGGGTATACACATCTGAAACTGACTTATCGTTTGTTGCTCAAAGTGTTGGTGTAACAACTTTGGGTCTCGTAGGCGAAACACAAAAAGGGCCAGCCTTTGAACCAATCTTCATCACTAACTTTGATGAATTTCAAACTTTTTTTGGTGGTACCATACCAACCAAATTCATAAATACACAAATACCTAAGTACGAAGCAGCTTACATAGCCAAAGCTTATTTGCAACAATCTAATCAATTGTTTGTAACACGTATTCTCGGCCTTTCAGGCTATGATGCGGGACCCTCATGGAGTTTGCAAGCTATCGCTAACGTCAATGGCACTACTGTTGGCATTAACACTGGTGTTGCTTCTGTTCCTTTTACAGTAACATTTTCGGGTAATACCTCTGGTTCTACTCTTAATTTTGGTAGTGGTTTACCTGCGGTTATTTCAAACTCTCTTCCAACTCAATACACGTTAAATGATGGCTCAACCTCAACATACAATGCTGACTTATTCGGATTCATGTTGGATATTTCGGGAGATACAACTATTTCTGCAACAACAGTTAATGTATATGGTTCACTTCCGACAACGGGTTATACAATTTTAGACGCTGCTTTTTCAAATGTTGAGAACATTTTTGGTTGTGATAATTTAAGTCTTAATTCTGCTGATTTAACTGCTGGAACGAACGACCCTTGGTATTATGCAACATTTGATATTACAGGTAATACTAATGGCTATTCAGGATATTCTTGGTATTATGATGTTACGAACTTTGTGACGGGTGCTTCTGGTTCTTTTACCGGAACAATTACTGGTGTATCTTACACCTACTCAGGTACAGCTTATACCGAATGGAATAATTTAATTCTAGCTACTGTGCGTTCTCGTGGTATTTCAGTTTATACTGCTGATTTACATGGTCCCCAATATCAAGTTACTGGTTTAACAAATTTAAATTTAGTTTGTACCGGAGCTTACTCAGGAATTTCACAAAGCCCATTTGCTACGTTCCAATTAAGTGGTGTAACTTATGAAGGCAAGACTTTCTCCTTTGACACTTCTTTCGACTCTACTAATGCAAACTACATTACTAAAGTTTTGGGTATTACAAACTTCTCAAAACCTAGACAAGAAGTTCCAATTTATGTTGAAGAATCATATCTTGGTATGTTAAACTATGGTTACAATAAAGGATATGTTCGTGGTGTTAAGTGCGATTTGATTGCACTTCCTGAAGCTCGTGATAAAGCTTCAACCACTTCTATTGCATGGTTCTTGGACCAGTATCAAACCCCTAAAACACCATATTTTGTGTCAGAACTACGTGGTAATAAAGTTTACAACTTGTTTAGATTTATGACTATCAGTGATGGTAATTCAGCAAACACTGATGTAAAAATTTCAATAGCAAACATTTCCTTCAATAACCAAACCTTTGATGTGTTGGTTAGAGACTTTTTTGACACGGATGCTAATCCGGTTGTTTATGAAAAGTATACTAATTGTACGATGGACCCTACACAAAACAGCTTTATTGGTAAGAAAATTGGTTCAGCTGATGGTGAGTATCCATTAAATTCTGCATACATAATGGTGGAAATGTCAGATGAATATCCTGTTGACGCGCTACCATGTGGTTTCTATGGACTTGAGGAGAGAATTTACGAAACAGCAACTAATCCTTCTCCATTTCCTATTATCAAAACTAAATACTTTTTTCCTGGTGAAACAATTTATGACCCTCCTTTTGGAACTACTGCTGGTGGTGCAAATATTGTGACTTCTTCGGGTGATGTTGTAAGAAGAACTTATTTAGGAATTTCCTCTCAATTTGGAATTGACACTGACCTTCTTCAGTACAAGGGTAAAAAGAACCCCGTTGTTGGTTGGGATTTGGCTACAACTTCAGAACCTTGGAACTACCAGACTAAAGGTTTCCACATGGACTCTGGAGCAACAGTTGTAACTATTGTAAATTCTCAGGTAACTAGTGGAACTCCTGCTTTTGATGTCGGTGTTGCTAGTTTCGATTCTGAACCTACTTCTCAAGATAGTCCATACTACTTTATTTATTCACGAAAATTCACTTGTGTTTTTCAAGGTGGTTTTGATGGTTGGGATATCTACAGAGAATTTAGAACTAACCAAGACAGATTTGCTCTTGGAGCAACTGGATACTTACAGGGTTCTACACCAACGCAACGTTATCCAACAGCTTCTGGAGATGGTACTTTCAAAAGAATTGTAATTGGTGATAACACTCAAGATTTTGCAAACACTGACTACTACGCTTACTTACTTGGACAATTAACATTCAATAACCCGGAATCAACAAACATCAACGTGTTTGTAACCCCTGGTATTGACTATGAAAACAACTCTAACTTATGTGAGTTGGCTATCGGGATGGTTGAAAATGAAAGAGCTGATGCGATTTATATCGTAACAACTCCTGACTACAACATGTATACCCCTGATAGTAGTTCTCAGTATGAAATTATTTACCCACAAGCTGCGGTTGATAATCTAGACAACACTGGAATAGATTCATCATACACAGCAACTTATTATCCATGGATTTTGGAAAGAGACACAGTTAACAATACCCAAATTTACATTCCACCTACTGGTCAAGTTTGTAGAAACCTTGCTTTAACTGACAACATTTCTTTCCCTTGGTTTGCTTCAGCTGGTTATACAAGAGGTCTTGTGAATTCTGTAAAAGCTAGATTAAAACTTACACAAGAAGATAGAGACACTCTTTATCAAGGACGTATAAATCCGATTGCTACTTTTTCTGATGTTGGTACTGTAATTTTCGGTAACAAAACACTTCAAATTAGAGACACAGCTTTGAATAGAATAAACGTAAGAAGATTGTTACTTCAGGCTCGTAAGTTGATTTCAGCGGTTGCAGTACGGTTGTTGTTCGAACAGAATGATGAAATTGTAAGACAACAATTCTTAGATTCGGTAAACCCTATCTTAGATGCGATTAGAAGAGACAGAGGTTTGTATGATTTCCGTGTTACGGTTGCATCCACTCCTGAAGATTTGGATAGAAACACTCTCACAGGTAAAATCTATTTAAAACCAACAAAGGCTTTAGAATTTATAGATATCGAATTCTTAATTACTCCAACTGGAGCGTCTTTCGAAAATATTTAATATCTTTGGGGTGGGAAAAATGAATTTCCCACCCTTTTTTTGCCATTTCAATAATGAAAACAAAACATACGTCGTCCTTTAAAACCGGAACCCCTGACCTTAAATACTACGCTTTTGACTGGGACGATAATTTGGTACACATGCCTACAAAAATCATTCTTCTGGATGTTGATGGTAACGAAGTTTCTATGAGTACCGAAGATTTTGCAACCTTTAGAGGGCAAATTGGAAAAGAAAATTTCAAATACAATGGTAATATAATAGCAGACTTTGCAGCAAACCCATTTCGTTTTTTTGGTGTGGATGGTGATAAAGACTTTTTAGCTGATGCTATGAAAGCTAAACTTGGGCCAGCCTGGAATGACTTTAAAGAAGCGGTTAATAACGGTTCTATTTTTGCAATTATAACCGCTAGAGGGCATAATCCAGAAACCATCAAACAAGGAGTCTACAATTACATCAATAGTAACTTTGGGGGCATCTCTAAAAAAGAACTTGTAAAAAATCTAAAAAAATATAGGGACTTTGTGGGTGAAGAAAAAATGTCCGATGAAGATTTAATTTGGTCGTATCTTGAGTTAAATAGGTACAATCCGGTAAGCTTCGGTGTGGAAGAAGAGGCTGCAAACCCTGAAGAAGCAAAAGTCTTGGCTATGGCAAACTTCGTTAAATATGTAAAATCTTTAGCTTTGATTTTACAAAAAAGTGCATTTTTGAAAAAAGGGGTTGCAAATAAGTTCATACCAAGAAAACCAACAATTGGTTTTTCAGATGACGATGAGAAAAACGTACAAAGTATACAGACGTACTTCAATCATATTAAGGAACCAATAAATTTATACTCTACAAAAGGAGGTATAA